GCTTGAACAAACTGTTCGGCCTCGAATATTCCAAGTACGAAAACGAGCATACGATGGTGTTCTCCATCGAAAACTCGGATCGTTCTTTCGAGGAAGAACAGAAACTCTCTGGCTTCGGCGCGAGAAATAGCCATAGCTCAACTCCTCTCTTCACGGTGTCCGGTTGGCATGGGTGTTCACGCGGACGATGATGTCCGTGTAAGCATCCCCAACTGCCGAGCCGGGACGTTTGACGAAATCCACGATCCTGAGAGGGAGTGTGGAGGTGGCGGCGGGCGTCGTACCGGCGGACACTTTCGATTTGCCGGTTACGGCAGAGCCGTCGTTGGGGGCACCCGGTTGCACCAGAGCGATGTTCAAGCCGAGGCTGGCGGCGGTGATCGGGCCTGCTGCCTGTATTTCGAACAGGCAATCGGGATCGTCGACGACATAGCCCCATGCCGTGGTGCTGGGCTTGATCACGTAGCTGGCGGGCCAGAACTGACGATGGAACAAGCCGAGTGAAGCGTCTTCGTATTCCACTCCAAGGAACACGCCAATGGGCAAGGCTGTCGCCGTGCCAGTCTCTTTCGTCAGCAGTCCCGCCGTCAGTTTGACGAGGTCGCCGTTGTAGATGCTGGTGGCGTACGTAGCAATCGGGGTCGCCGGTTGGATATGGATCGGCATGAGACGCATACCATGCGTCATCGGTTGACCGCCTTGCATATTGACAGGACGAAGACCGTAGGGAGAGGCAATCGCTGCCATCTCTATCTCCTATGGTTTTGTGTGGGGGAAAAGCGAGTGTTACTCGCCAGAGCCAAAGGTGGTGCGCGTCTTGCGCTCCGGTTTGAGGAGCGGCATGCGCGGGTCATTCTCGCGGAGATAATTGTTATCTACCGTGGACATCTGGTCTGTGGCGCGCTTCTCGTAATAGTTCCTACGGGCGGTCACATTTTCAATGGCATTCTTGCAGAGCAGCAAGCCGCCGACTTCGACGCAGTCGGGGAAGCGACTGTCGCGGTCGGACATGATCTGAAGCTCAGGATGATCCACTGCCTTGACCGGTTCCCACCCCTCGCGAATGCGGGCCGAGACATTCTTGTTGTCTGCGACACCGTAGGTGGCGGTCCTGATCCAGCGGAAAACGTAGCCGGGTTGCGGCAACGGGATCGGTAGCAGTGACGACGGACGCCAGACGATCTCTCGCTTTTCGTCTTCACGGGTTTCATTGTCTCTAGGAGTGCGTGAAGCTGCGGCCATCTCTCTGGTCCTGTTCTGCTACGATTTGCTGTGCGTATTGTTCGACGGTCAGTCCGAGCCGCCGAGCAAGACGGGCTTGGCTCTCCGTGATACGGACGGTGCGCGGAGCGCCGCTGCCGGTGCGACTGACCGCCCCGACTGGCGGGGCTGACCGGCGTTCCGGCAGTGATCCGTTCGAACCGTTTGAGCGGAAGCGGTCCGGAAAGCGCCGACGCATCTCTTGGTTCAGACGGGAATAGTATTCCGGCTGATCCGGCATGACGCCGTCGCGCTCGACCAGTTGCTTGTGGAAACCAAGCGCATAGCCGGTCATCGCGTCGTCGCGACCGAACCACGTATTCTTCTCTGCCCATTTCAGCGCTGCCGGGTCCGGCTGCGGCTGTTGCGGCTGGGCCTGCCGGTTGAAGATGCTTTCATCTTCCTTCTGGAGTTTCAGCGGCTGCTGGGCACTGGCCCGTTCCATCTTGGCGATGGAGGTGGCGATGGCTTCCTGCGCCGCGATCATCCCGGTGGCGTCACCGGCATCATGGGCTTCGCGATAGGCGACCTTCGCCTGTTCCAGCAAGGCCTTGAGACGGCCCTGATGCTCGCCCATCAAGACCTTTTCGCCGTTCTCGACGAAGCTCTTGAGTTGATTGTTCTCCTGCATCAGCCGTCTGGCGAGATTGACCGCCTCTTCGTTGACGCGGGCGACCTCATCGGCACGACGCCGTTCCGCATGGATGCGGGCGGTCATCTGCGAGATGCGTTTCTGCGCTCCCTTGGCGTAGCTCCTGACCTCGTCGTCGCCGGGAATGTCAGGCTCGCCGTCACGGTCGTCGTCGGCAACCCACTTGCCACGGTCTTCTTCCGGGGCGTCGTCGCCAATCTCGACCTCTACGCTCTGCTTGTCTTCCTTGGATTTCTCCGGATAGATAACCTCTTGCGGTTCCGGCGGCGTCCAGCGCTCGTTGTCCTGCTGCTTGTCGAAGTCGTCTTCATCCATGAAGTCGCTGTCGAGCATCGAGTTCTTCTTCGGCATTACCAAGCCCTTTCGATTTTCGCAGGACTATCAACCACGGCCTCGACCGTGTCATCGTTGATCAGCCTGAACTCCTGATCCTCGACTTTCAGACGGGTGCCGGAATAGGACCGGAAGATCACCCAGTCTCCCACCTTGCACCAAGGCCCGTTGGGAAACTTGTTCTTGTCCTGATATGCGTCCGCTCCCATGGAGACGACGTAGCCGAAGATCGATGCGACCTCTTCCTGTCTGCGCAGTTGGTCTGGTCGGATGATGCCGCCTGCGGTTTTCTCTTCGATGCCGGGGATTGCGACGAGGATTTTGTACCCCTTCGGATCGGGGATCATCGATCCCTCGATGTCCTTGATTTGCGTGGCATACACGGTTCAGATGATCCTTTTCAAGAAAAACCCCGCACCGATTTTTCGTCGGGCGGGGAGGCAACTAAGAATAAGGAGATCCCTAAATGCCACCACCGAGATGGCACAATCCTAAAATACGGCACCGCTTGACGAAACGTCAAGGGCCGGGTCACTCCTCGTCGTCTTCCGAGAAAGCTCTTTTGACGATATCGACGGCATCGCGGTAGGTCATCAGCACCGAAACCAGTTCGCGATAGCTGACGTAATCGGGGCAAGCGCCGCTCAAAAGGTTATGTTCGGCGCTGGCAATCTCCCGGTCCAGCAAGGCGATGATCCGTTCCGACATCATTTCTTCGGTGCCTTGGGTTTCTGCGCCGCCTTGAAGCGGGCCTGCCGTTCGGCGCTCTGCCGGTCAAGCTCGCGCTGGTAGGCGTCGTGGGCATGCTGGTCCATCTGCTGCTGGGCCTCATTATTGCGCTGATGCACCTTGTCGGTGTTCGTCTGCGCCATCTTCTGGCTTTCCTGCACATGGCTCTGGATGTTGGTGATAACCTCCTTGCCCAGAGAGATGCCTTCCTCGCGGGTGTCGTGGTCGAGTTGCGCCCCGAAGGTGACGAGGCTTGCGCCGATCTCGGCTCCCTTCTGGCGCTCCTGACTTTCCAGCTTGGCCCAGTCCAGTTGCTTCTGACTGTGTTCCTTGGCGGCATCGATAACGACGTTGACGGCGTCGGACTTTTCCTTGTGTTCCTGCGCCCTCTCCTTGACGGCGATCTCGCGCTCGCGAAGCTGGAACACCGGATCGGCGGCGATCTGTTCGGCCTGCTTCTGCTTGGCCTGCTGTTCGTGCAGGTCGCGCAGCCTCGTCGAGGCGTCGGCCAAGGCACGCGCCAGTATGCCTTCGACTTCCGGCGGCTGCTGCTCTCCCAGCGGCGGAAGCTGCACGCCCATCTGCTGCTCGATCTCGCCATGGTACTGGTGGGCCAGATGCTCTGCCATATGCGCTTCCATCGCACCCTGAAGTCTGGCGGCGTTCGGCGAAGCCTTCAGCATTTCCAGTATCTTCGGATCGGTGATCAGCGACAGATGCACCTGAATGTGGGCGGTATGGTCCTGATCCGGATAGACCTTGGTCGGCTGGCCGGTCATCATCGCCATGTTTTCCTGCACCGGGTCCATGCGCGGCGGGTCTTTGTCCATCGGCAGGATGCGCTCGTCGTTCTTGACGCCGATAGCCTGTAGCCCTGCCCTGTGAAGCTCCTTCATGTTATAAAGTTCGGGGTTCTGCGATGCCAGTTGCTGCACCGCCTGTGCCTGTATGATGCGGTGCGCCTGCGTCGAGGCGTTCGGATCGGAGACCGGAATGACATCGACGGTCTTGCCGTCGAAATCCTGCCGCCGGTTGAACTGGCCTTGGTCGTCCCACGCGTAATGCTCGTCCATATAGTCGAAGATCACCTTGGCGATCAGCCCGAATTCCCTTCTGAGGGAAGCATGCAGGCGGGCATGCACGGCGGTCATCACCTTCATCGACCGTTCCAGCAGCGCCAGCGTCGTGCCGACCGGGGCACTCATCGTCTGGGCGGTGATCTCGGTATCGGCGATGGAACCGATCCGCCTGCCCTCCTCGACCAGCATTTGCAGGAGATTGGCAAGGACGGCGGATGGCTCCTTGTAGGACAACGGGAACAGGTTCTGCTGGATGGTTCCGGCAGGCACATCCACGTCGCGCCACTCTCCCGGCGCTATCGGGGTGTCGTCGCCCTTGCTGCGCAAGCCTCTGGTCTTCAGCCCGCCGGGGAGATTGCTCAGCGTCCCGGCGTCGATCAGTTGCCGCATGATCGAGGTCGTCGCCTTGGCTATCGAGCCAAGCAGATGGATGAGACCGATACCGTAGAAGCCCAGCCCCGGCATGTACTGGAAATGCACGAAGTACTGTTCGGTGATGCGCTGGTCGTCGGCCTCGTTCCAGTTGCGGTAGATCGCCAGAACCTTGCGGCTCTCCTTCTCGATGGTGATGATGTAGGGATCGGCGATCTCGTCGGGATCGGACAGCACGCCGGGGAGATTGTAGGAGGCATGGATTTCCCAGATGACGTGGCGGCTTTCGAGTTGCGTCGATGGCTCGATGCCGGTGATCTCGTTTTCCTTTTCCTTGCCTTCGGGGGCCAGTTCCATCGCTGGCTTGGGTAATTTAACCTTGCGATAAAACCCGGCGCGTTGCAGTTTTTTGACCTGATTGGGAGACTTGCGCATCACATGGGTGTAGCGCTCGGAGTTCTCCAGATCGGAGCAGCCGTAATCGACGATGGAGTCCTCTGCCTGAACCATGCAGGCGGAAGGCCGCTTCTTCAGCGGATCGTAATAGACCTTCTTGAAGGTCGATCCGGCCAAGGGAAGACGGAACAGCAGTTGCTCGGTCTCGTTCCGGTACTCCTTCATGTTCTCGGTCAACTGGTAGTTCATCTCCTCCTTGACCCGCTTCGACACCGCCACCTTGTCCGGGTTCTCGTCGCCGAATATCTTGGTCAGTGCCGGACCGTTGGCCGGGAAGATTTCCATGATGGCATTCGACTGGAAGCGCACCACCGCCTCTGTCAGAACCGGATGGTAGACACCCGCCGATCCCTTGAACGGCTGCGTCCGCTCCTCGCCCTTGAAGCCGAGGTAGTCCAGTCCCGACGTGTAGGTGTCGATCCATTCGGCCCGCGTCTGGTCGTCGGCCTCGACCAGTTCCACCAGTTCGGTGGCGATGGCCTCAAGCTCGTCGTCCTCAAGGAATTCCGCGAGGTTGGCGCGATGGTCGGCGGATGCCTCGTTCTGCGGCTCTTCCGGCGGCTGGTCGGTCGGCTGGCCGTCCGGCACCACCTGAACATTGAGGCGCGCGCGTCCGCCGCTCTCCATCGGATCGTCTTGCATCGGGGTCATGGCTGGGGCGGCGGACATCCTAGTAATA